GCGCATGGCCTACCTGCTGCCAGATGTCAGCACGACCTCGTGCCGCCATTCTTCGTTCGGCATTCATTGTCGGGTCGGATGGCAGGCCAAGGTTGGGCTAAAGCGTTTTGCGTTTAATCTGAGGCATATCCGGCAGCTTTGATGAAGTTCCAGCATTCTTGCGGATTGAAGAGATTGCAGATGTGGCCAAGGGCTTCGAACAGTGCTTCGAAGGTTCTGGCCCCGACCCGCCTCAAATGGGCTTTGAGTTTTGAGAACGCCATTTCGATGGGATTGAGGTCTGGGCTGTAGGGCGGCAGGAAGAGGAACCAGCAGCCTTTTCGTCTCAGGGCCTCGGCGGCGCGGGGGCTTTTGTGGGTGGACAGGTTGTCAAGGATGACAACGGTGCCGGGATCAAGAACCGGTGAGAGTTGAGTTTCGACATAGGTATCGAACGCCAGCCCGTTCATCGCGCCGGTGATGACCCAAGGGGCGATCAGCGCGTTTTGCGTCAGTCCGGCGATAAACGTCTGTGTCCCCCATTTGCCGAAGGGGGCCGTGCCGTAAAGCCGCTCGCCGACCGGCGCACGCCCGCGAAGGCGGGTGAGGTTCGTTTTGACGGCGGTTTCGTCGATAAACACGAGCCTGTGCGGCTCCTGACGCATCCTCGGCTGTCGCCGGGTGATCCAGTCCCGACGCGCCTGGCGCAGCGCGGGCCGGTCACGCTCGGCGGCGATCAGTCCTTTTTTTATATGACAACCCGGCGCGATCCAAAGCCCGGTGCAGGGATGAGAGTTGCACGCGCACCCCTTCGGTCTCGGACAGGGCGGCGGCCAGCTCTTTCAGTGTGATGTCTGGCTCGGCGCGCACGATGTCGATCAGAAAGTCGAGATGCGGGGCCAGCTTGCCAAACCGCCCCGGCGGCCTGCCTTGCCGCTTGGCAACCACAGTGCCCCGCGCCCGATGCTCCGCCGCAAACCGCACAGCCGTCGCGGCGCTGACACCGAACACACGTCCCGCAGCACGCGCGGAATGCCCCCGCTCGACGTAGCCGCAAATCCGTTCCCGAAGGTCCAAAGAGTAAGGTTTGCCCATGATCCACCTCCCAATGGAAGTGAATCACACAAAAGCGACCTGGGGAATCCCAATAGCGATTCACGTCAAACGCAAAACGCTTTAGTTTGAAGTCCTTGATGGCAGCGGGTCGGCTCAGCGGCTCAAGAAGGTCGCAAAGTTCGCCGGCCTTATATGGCTCGACATATTCCGATTCAGCCATTATGATTGCCTTCTGTCGACTTATCTGGTGGCGGACTCGGGGGAAGATCCCGGTCCGCCATTTTTTGTCCTTGTCAGGCGATCTGCGCGCCGGTGGGCTCGTGGTCCGGTCGGCCACCCACTCACGATAAGCCCGCACGGGATAGCCGACATTCGTAGGGCCGAACCGGATGAACGGCGGCCCGTCGCCATTTCTGCGCCAGCACGAAAGCATCACGAGACTCTCGCCTCTCAACTCCGCGAGTTGCCTGGACGAGAGCAAGGCGTCGTCATTCTCGATACGGGGCGGGGAAGCTGTCACCACAATGCCTCCGCTTCGCGGGCCAGTTCCCAAAGTCTTATGTGCGCTCCGACGACGATTGCCCGGCTGTCAAACCGATATACGGGCGGTAATTCCCGGCGGAGCCTCATTGCCAGTATCGCGTCCGGGACCAGCCCGAATACGTCGCAGAAGTCTCGTACAAAAAGGAACATCTTGAAATGAGTACTTTCCGGCGCATCCGGCAACCTCGCCCGTTGCCTGAACCGCTTACCCTTCGCGCCGCTGATGACTTGGAGGCGGACTTCGCCATCGACCTTGATTGCCAGCATGGCCGGTTCGACCTGTAGAAACAGCCCGCACTTGCGACACCAGGCGGGCACACCGATATCAGCCGCAACCATGGCCCAATGGTTTTACACAGATGTTCTTATCGAATCCTAACCTTATGGAAAGGTTAGGGATTTTGGTTGCGGGAGCTGGATTTGAAAGAACGACCTTCAGGTTTTCAGGCTAAATCACTGCGATTCCATTAGCATAGATATTTCAACAGCTTGATTTCGCGCATTTTCCATTCCGACAACGCCTCGCATCGAGCTGTTTTCACCGTCAGCGACCGAGCCGAATCAGCGCATGAACCTCACTGGGCTGTGTTCATCCCATCGTCGACCTCGTGCAAAAATGTCGTCACTGCAAAATCTTTGTTCTTCACCACTGTCAGGACGAGATCGGCTTTTTTCGGAGTTGTGAGGCAGATTGGGAGAAGACTTTGTCGTCTGCCAGGGCCGCCATTGTCGCAAAAGACTGCAGAAAGAAGCCGACTCCGCCCGGCGCTCAATACCCTGTCACCTCCGACCTGCCCTGGCCGAACTGTTCCACTTCGCCGTAATCGTCCTCCTCCTGCGGCCAGACGGGATATGCGAATGTGAGGGCGAAGGCGTCGGCGATGTCGGGGGATGGGATGCCGCGTTTTCGCATGCTGTCTTTGCGTTCGAGCACGAGGGCATTGGCGGCATCATAGCCATACATCGGCGCTGTGAGCTCTTCTGCCAAGCGGTCATCGTCAGGCAAGGACCCTCGTGCCACCCAGTCGCGGGCCGAAAGCCAGATCTCGGTGCGCTTGTTGGAGGCGCGCTCGCCAGTCCGCGCGCTGTCGGGTCGCCCGCCGAAGTTCACACCCTGCACGATATGAAAGCCCAACTGGTGCAACCGATCCACGACGCCTCCCCCGACGCCGCCATCATCGACGAAGACTGCATCCGGCTGCCAGCGGTGAATCCAGTCCGCGATCCGCGCCGCCAGCCGCATCGTGGCCCAGCCCGAGTGGCGTTCATAGGGGATCGGATATCCGTGACGCCCCTGCCGGAAGTAGAGCACCGACTTGTCGTTGCCGAAGCGCGCCACATCGACGCCAATGATCTTCTCGGCATGGTGCTCCAACCGGGGAGAGCGGGCCATCGCTTCTGCGACGAGATCATAAGCGATCAGCTGGTCGTCGCTTTCGGCCTCAAAGCTGCAGCCGAACTCCTGCCGGATCTTGCCTTCGGACATGCCGGCCCGGCGCTCTGCGTCGATCTGCCCGGCGCTGATCAAACCGGTGTCCGCCGCGGTCAGGCGCTCGCAGTACCAGCTGTCGGAGTCCAACGCCTGACGATAGGTAGCATAGGCATGGTTGCGCCCCCGTGGCGTGGTAATGAACAGTGCCCAGCCGTCGTTCTCGACCAGGATCGGTCGGATGTAGTCCCAGGCTTCGGGATTGGCCAGCGACCATTCCGAGAACACAACACCCACCGGGTTAGACCCGACCAGACTGTCGAAGTTGTCCGACCCCGCCATCTGCCAGACCGAGCCATTCACCGTTTCGATCAGCATGTCCTGCGCGCCGGTCCGACGCCGCAATGGCGGCGGCAGGACCTGGTCGATGATCCGCCGCCCCTGCCCATCGATCCCGTTCCAGATCGCTCGCCGCGCCTGGGCCTGTTCCGGGAAGAGGTGCCAGTAGGTGCCGACGCGCTTGAACATGTCGCGTGCCGTAAGGTTCAGCGCCACGCTGTCCTTGCCCGCGCGCCGGTGCCAGACCGCGCAGCCCCGGGTAAATTGTTTGCCATGGCCGAACCGGTCATAGAGCGTCTGCTGGTGCGGCCGTGGCTGCCAGTCATTTGGAATCGTCAAACTGATCGATGACATTGATCGTTACTCCCTGTTCCGGCGTTGCAGCCCCGCCCGGTTCCTCCATCAGGCGAAGGATCTGGGCCGCGGCCCGGATGTCGCCCTTGATCGCCTTGGTGACAAGCGACAGGATCAGTGCCTCACTCTTGCTCACCCGCGATGTTCGCCCGGCCTCGCTGATCGTGATCTGCCGGGCCAGAGCCTCCTCCAGCAGCACCCGGACGCCACGCGCCCCCTTTGGGCGCCCGCGCGGATTGCCAGAGCGACCCTTCTGGAACCGGCTCGCCAGCGGTGGCTTGCCATAGCCGACCTCATAGCCCTTCTGGTCACCGCCCTTCTCTATTTGCGCCATCAGATCGCCTCCTGCTGAACAGGGGGAATACTGTCTCCGCCGGGAGGCCGCGCCGCCTGCCCTGCGGCCCGTTCTGCAAAGGTCTCGCCGGTGTCCACCAGAACCGCATCGTCTTTGGCCAGTGCTTGCCAACGGCGGATGGTGCGATCCACATAAACGGGATCAATCTCCACAAGGCGAGCCCGACGCCCGGTACGATGTGCCGCAATCAGGGTTGACCCGGATCCGCCGAAGGTGTCGAGCACGACTCCGCCCCGGTGCGAACAGTCCCGCATGGCATCGGCGATCATGGTGACTGGCTTGACCGTCGGGTGCAGGGCAAGCTCACTCAACCGCGCCGGCCCACCGGAATTGGCACCGCGATACTCCCAGACATTGGTCCGGTAACGTCCTCCCTGCCCCAGACCGAAGGTGTTGATATGGGGCGCCGTCCCGTTCTTGAAGGCGAAGATCAGCTCGTGGCGCGAGCGATAAAAACTGCCCATGCCGCCATTGTCCTTGGCCCAGAC